CCTGCCCGAAGTATCTCAGGGCCGCAATGGGGCTGTAATCAATTCTGTGGGCCTTTGGACTGACCTTCCTCCGGTGCTTACCTTCCTGCCGACCGGCACTTACTGGTATGACTCGACCGGAAACAGAGTAATCATTCAAAGTTTGCCAAATACGGTGAACCAATACAACGCAAACCCGTTGGAAGTGCTGTATACGATTCCGGCAAACCCGATTATGCAATATCCGGTTATTAAACAGGCTGGATTGCTGTTGCTGACCCATTTGTATAACAATCGGTCAAATACTACAGAAGTGGCGCTAAAGAGTATTCCGTTTGGGGTTGATGCTCTTTTACGATCCTACAAGCCTTTGGTTATGTAATGGCTATCACTCGGTATGAAAACGTAGATATTAACAATGTAACCAATGGCGTAAATGCAGTTGGTGAATATTCTACGACTATTACTAAATGGTTTGCATCAAGGGCATTGGTGGCAGATGTAGCCAATAGCTTAAGGATTACTGAACGGTACCGCGTTTATCAAGACTTGGTGAATTTGACGTTTAATTACACGCCAAACATTAAGGATATAGTGGACAATCAGAACCTTTACAGCATTACTTGGCGCGGGTTTGATTGGCGTATAACGGATGTGCGAGAGTCTAACGACAGGATGAAGGTTACATTGCTGTGCTATCGCAATGATCCTACGACCACGGTATGACCACTCAAAACAATCCTTATGTTTATGCGGAAGCGATACAGGCGCAGTTGGCTAGTATTGTTGAAGTGCCTGTGTATGCAAACTTCAACCGGAATTACGCTACTGAAAGCCAGTTTTTAACTTGGCAATTAAGGAATGTGCACCAGCCGGTTTATACCGGTCAAACGCAAAGCAATAAAGGCATAGATACACCGACGTTTCAAATTAGCATTTTTTCTCAGTCAATGAGTGATGCTTTTAATTTAAGCAATGACATACTACAATCGCTTCACGGTTACTCCGGTCAATTTGGAGATCAGTTTTTCGTAGCAAAAGCCGATGTGTTTTGGCTTTATAATACCTACGACAATGAATTGGGATTGAACCAGATCATTCTGGATTGCACTCTCTACATTCCAGCATAATATAAGATTTTATTAACTTTATTTTGAGGTAATTAAAATGGCTCTTATTGATAAAGTCTTGCCCGGATATGTTGCGACCCTGTGGATGCAAGAGGATGTAACTCCGACCCCGCTGACGGATAGCGAACTTGCTATTTGGACTGCTCAAGTTGCTGACATTGTTGGAACGACTGCTGGCGGCGCTGGAACGGCTGGTATGCAAGTTCCCGTTGAGGCTATCCCTGCTTTCGGTTCGGATGATGCAAGTGCTACCTATGGTATCGCTGGTGCGCGTACTGGTGCAAAAATCACTACGCAAAATCAACCGACTTCCATGACTATTACTAGCGCATGGAATCCGGCTGATCCGGCAATGCTTCAAATCCGTGAAGATGGTTACAGTGGTTCTATCATTCGCACTTATGTAGTTGCGGTTTATGATGGCACTGATACCGTTGCTTACGCGTTTAATGCGCGTGTTGGTGGTCTGCAATGGGATATGGCACCTTCGGCTGAAGGCAAGTTCCATTTCACCTTGCATCCGGTTGGTGGCAACGCTTACGGTTGGTCAAACAATACATAAAAGAATATATGGACAATACAGGATCAAAAGACCTACTAGCATATCTGATAACCCAATCCAGTTCCGGTGCTAAGAACTGGTTTGGGTTTCAGCAACAGAAGATAATGGGCATTAATCTTTGCTACGAAATAGCGAAGAATCACGCATCGCAAATGTCACCATACGAAGTGACTGATTACGTGATGAGGCTCAATGATTGTATATACAAGAAACTCATAAAAGGTGATAACACATGAGCATTGCCGCTACGCTAAAAATTAACGATTCAATCCGCACCAAGACGTTTGAAATGAACGGGCATACCTTTAAGGTTAAAGTGCCTTTGGGTAGCGAATTGGATTCAATTAATAAACGCATTATTAGCCCCACACAAGAGGCTATTGATGCGCGGTTTGCAAAGATGAGCGCCAATCTAAAAGATGCCGATATTGAAGGCATTGAGCATAAAGATGGCGACATTATCATCGACGGTAATTCGATTAAAAAGACTGTTACTTCAGTCTTGCAGATGGAAACAAAGATTACGGAATATTTTAAGCTGCTGATTGCCGAACAAGGAACGCTTGAAAATATCACGTATGACGAGATTGATGGCGAGTTCCCGTTGCAGACGCAGTTTGAGTTTCTGGAAAAGATTACTGAGGTTATTCAACCGAATTACAAAGACGCAAGAAAAAACTAACTCGGGGTATCCACGACCAAGCTAGAGCATATATCTACGCTCATGGTGGATGCCCCGACAACATACCATCGGATGACATGAGAAATATTGAAATAATGATTAACGATGGTATGCTCGGCAACAAGTCTATTCTGCTTGCCCTCAGTGCTTTGACCACTGGTAACCTCAATTCCAAGCTACGCAAAGATGCCAGTCCTTACAGGATGAAAGACATTCTGCCGCTGGCGCACGAATACATTATTCCTGAATTGACGGATGCTGAGAAAACCGAACAGGTTAATCAATCACTAATTACCTACGCTGCTCAAGCACCCAAAGCCCCTAAGAAACTGCTTCATGGATAACGTAACAATCAAGACTGAGGGGTTTGCTGAGTTTGAGCAACAATTACTTGCTATGGCTGAAGGCTATAGGTCTGACTTGGTAGCTAGGAATACACTAACCAAAGCGGTTAAAGTGGCAATGGAACCTGTATTACAGACTGCTATTAATCTTGCTCATTATGGTGAGAACAACTATAGCGGCATTCACATGCAAAATACATTAAAACTTGAAGCTAGAATTCCTAATCAATCAGATAATCGTTCAGCATTTGTTAAAGATTCTGATGCTGTAATAGGTATTGTGTCGGTTAAGCGATCCGCTGTATCTTTGGCTAACGAATTTGGAACCGCAAAAATGGCGGCGCGTCCTTTTTTAATACCGGCATTAGAAAGAAATTTGACTGTTATATTATCAAAGCTAAAATCAGAACTATCGTGGTTAATCCCTGCTTACGCGGCAAAATTGAATCGTAAAAGGAAATAGCAATGGCTGGTCAATATGCTGCTCGATTAGGGGTAATGCTCGGCCTGGATATGGCCGAATTTAGCGCGGGTGTTGATAAAGCGATTGCTGAAAATAAAAAATTAAAAGTAGTTATTGAAAGAGAATCAAAAGCCGCCGCTAAAGAAATAGATATTCTTACATATGCCATAGAAGATTATGGCAAAGAAATTACTAATGTTACAAGAATTGAACGTGAATTTGGTCAAAATGGAAAATATGCGGCTTTAGCGGTTGCTGGCGCTACTGTAGACCTTAAAGAAAAATTACTTGCTAAAGCTGCCGCTTTGGATGCTGTCGCGGTTGCTAATAAAAAAGCAAATGAAGCGTCTGCTAAAAGTATTATTTTAGATAAAGAAACAAAAACCGCAGCAAAAGAAATACAAAATATTTCATATGCTATTCAAGATTATGGAGTTGAAGTTAGTAATGTTACAAAAATTCAACGCGAATTTGCCGAGGGTGGAAAATATGCAAATTTAGCATTATCTACTTCTACGGTTGAGCTTAAAAATCAACTTTTATCTAAAGCTGCTGCTTTGGATGCTGTTGCTGCCGCTCAAAAACGGTCTAACGATCTTGCTAATGCAAATATAGCAATAGAAAATGCTTCAAAAGCGGCTTTAAAAGATATTCAAAATTTTAAATACGCCATTCAAGATTATGGAAAAGAAGTAACGCAAGTAATAAAAATCCAAAGAGATTTTTTAGAAGGTGGAAGATTAGCAAATGCTTCAAAAGAATTAAAAGCTGAATTATTAAAACAAGCTGCCGCTTATGATGCAATAACTATTGCTGCCAAAAAAACTCAAGTTGCTCAAATAGAAGGTTTAACCAAACAACAAAAAATTGGCGTTGGCTATCAATTGACCGACATTGTTACTGGTCTTGCTGGTGGTCAAAATCCTATGTTGGTATTGATTCAGCAAGGTGGTCAATTAAAAGACTTGTTTGGCGGCATTGGGCCAATGTTCAAAGGATTGTCTCAAGTATTTACTGTAACGCGACTTGCTATAGGTGGTCTTGCTAGTGCTTTTTTAGGATTAGGTTATGTCCTTTACAAAGGCAAAGATGATCTAGATACATTTAATAATTCATTAATATTAACCGGCAATCTTGCCGCAATGAATTATGACAAATTTAAACAATTTACCAATGAACTTAATCAATCAACAAAAATAGGAATATCTGGTTCTAAAGATATTTTTAATGCGTTAATTGGTTCTGGTCAATTTACTTCTGCTTCTATGAAAGGGGCGGCTGAAGCTATTGCTTTGGTTGCAAAGGCAAGCGGAGAATCCGCTAAAGATGTAGCGCAAAAACTTATACCATCATTAAATGGAACTGCTGCTGGTGCTAAATCATTAAACGATCAATATAACTTTTTAACTTATTCTC